CTTAGAGGAGTTGTTTGTGAAGGACGCGCTGCCAAGTTTTTTGAACAAGCGGCCACGCTGAGCGCGCACGCTACCCGACCGCTCCCCGACCATGACCGACTTGACGTCGCGCTGAATAGCCGCAACGCCAGCCTTTCGGGCATCGTCGCTCATGCCACCTCCCCCAGCCTTTACGATGGGCGGGGTGAAGACCATTGAGTCTCGGCAGCACAAGGCGCCTTGCTCGAGGAACACGTCAACGAGGCTGTCGTTCGTCCCATTGCGGAACTGTTCCATGGCGGCCATAAACTCGTCACGGCTGCGGGGAAGTATCCGGGCGTCCATTTACTGGTCCGCGTCGATAACGACGAGGGTGATCCAAGCCGAGGCGGGCTTGTAGGTCTGGCTGTTAATGCGGACAACCTTGCCCCCGACCGTCAAACGCTTGCCAATACCCAGCCCAGCGATGGGCACCCCTGCCGCTAGGGTTGCACCTGATGCCCCCGTAGACCCGTCTGGCAGGCTCCAGGAGGCCGTTACAGCGGGGAGCCTTACCGTGTACTGGGTCCGCTCACAATACCCCCCTGCTTCGAGGACGGTGGTGTAGGCAGGTTCGGAGATGAGGCAGGAGAAGGTCAGGGCGGCGCCGGCGGTCGAGCCAGGGATACCTAGGTCGGCCACGATCTCCTTGGCGTCGGGGGCGAATTCACTGTACAGGCTCATAAATCTGCAAGGGTGGGCAAAAAAAAGACCCTCATTTCTGAGGGTCTCGTTTCGTGGGGCTTTAAGCCCCGGCGATTACGGGTTGTAGATCGAGGCGATCGTGCCGGAGGTAACCGACTTCGAGGCGCCGAACATCAGCTCAGCCGAGGCGACGAGGGAGCGGGTGCTCTTATCGGCCCAGACGTTGTAGTAGATGCTCATGCCGAGACCTTCGAGCTGCACGACTTCGGAGACCAGCATGCCGTCGCGGACTTCGTCGAGGGCAGGGGCAGCGGAGGCCATGGCGATCGCGTCAGGGGAGCAAGCAAAACCAGCGAGCTTGGCTTCAGACGGGAAGAGGTTGGCGTAGTAGACGCCGCCATCGAAACCGTAAGCGCCGTCAGAGAGAGGCAGGCTGGTGGTGCTGGTCGGGATGAGCTGGCTGTAGATGCCAGGGTTCACGATGAGCGCCTTGCGGCCGGACTTGTTGACGCCAGCCCAGAGAGCCTTCAGCTGAGCAGAGCCAGGGGTGACGACCGTATCAGCGCCAGTGACCGTAGCGGCGCCGAAGTTGGCGACGGTGATCGGGGCGGTAGCGGCGGCCCAGATGGAGTCGGCGAGCTTGTCGAGGTTGATCTTAACCAGGCGCTCGAGGCGGACGGCGTTCTGGATGTCAGAATACGCGAGGCCGAAAGGCTGGTAGAGGTGATTGAGGGTGACCGCGGTGGCAGCCAGCGTCGTGTCGCCAATCGAGTTGAACGAAGCAGGGTTGGTCAGCGTGGTGGAACCGGCGGTAGCAACAGCCACCTGGATGACGTCCTTCGGGCGCTTCACGTCCGAGGAGAAGTCGGTCGAGAAGTTCGCGAGGGCGGCGAGGCGGTTGGCGAGGATGGTCTGGGACTGGGCGGCGAGGGTGTCGACGATCAGCTGAGCAGCAATGGTGTTGGCCATAAGTGTTTAGTATTGGGGGTTGGGTGAAATTATTTGGAAGACTTGAAGATAGCCGAGCGGTTCTTCTTGAGGAACTCAGTGCGCTCCTTGCCGAAGGGCATAGCGGAGTACTGTTCGGCGATGTCCTTGTCGGACGCACGGACCGGGCTGTCGCCCTGGGGAAGGTCGATGGGAGAGACGCCGACCTTGGCGACGATGGTCGCGGCTTCGGCGCTGGCGCTAACTTGGACGGCCGAAAGTTCGGCGACCTTGGCGGTCAGTTCTTCGACCTGCTTAACGGAAGCGGCGATGGCGCACTCGAGGTCGATGACCTTGGCGTCCTTAACTGCGGCCGCAAATTTGAGGCTGTCTACTTCGGCAACGGAACCGACAGTGAGCTTCTCCACGGTGGAGCGGAGATCGTCACGTTCGGCGGAGGCGGAGGCAACGAGGGCTTCAGCGGCGGCAAGTTTTTCTTCGATGGTCATGGTTCTAAAGATTGCGGAGGTGGGCAACTGGGGAGGGTCAGAAAGTGGCGAGGGCTTCCCGGAGGTTCTTCACGATGCCAGTTACTAGACCCTTGGCAGCGGCTTCGCGTCCGGTGAAGACCTGACCTTCCATGTCCTCGTCACGCACGAAGCGGCGCTTGCGGCGGACAGACTCGCGGAACTCGTCACGGGTAGATTCTACTGAGGCCTGAAGATAGGCGCGCTGCTCTTCGGTAAGCGGGAGGCCTTCGGCGCCGGCGGCCTTGTGGATGCCCGCGGCGATGACCTCAAACTTGATGCCCTGAGCGGCGTAGTATTCTTCGAGGTTAGGGATGACCATGTACACGCCGATGCTCCCGATCTGGCTGCTACCCGTGACGACATAATCATCCGCCTGCGAAGAAATCCAGTATGCGGCGCTTGCGGCCATGTTATCGGAGAAGGCGCGGGTCGGCTTCTTGTAGCCGGCGACCATGTCGGCCAGTTCCTGCACGCCCGTGACGGTGCCGCCAGGGGAGTTGATGGCGAGGAGCACGCGGTCCACGGCCGGGTTGGCTTCGGCTTCTTCCAGCCAGCCAGCGATGACATCCACATCAGCCCCGCCCATCAGGCGCTCGATGGGGGAGAGACCCTTCCCGATGGGGCCAGACACGGGGACGACCGCGGTGGTCCCGACGACGTAGGGCTTGGGCGCTTCGCCGAAGAGCTGCACGATCATGTCGCCTAGGCCGGCGGCCTTAGAGGCCTCGACGTAGTCCTTGGCGCGGACCGGGTTGATGAGCAGAGGCTCGAGGCCGCGGAGGCCATTGGAAAGGAAACGCATTGTTAGGGGTTAGAAGGGGGAGGAGTCGGGAGGTCGAGGTTCTCGGCCACGTCGGGAGGAGTCTGGCTGGAGGCCTGACCCTGCTGGAGCCAGTTGAAGCCGGGCTTGTAGAGCATCCACACCGGGAGGCCGGACTGCTTCGCGAGGCCGACGATATAGTTCATGTCCTGCGCGCGCTTCTCCATTTCCTGACGGAAGTCGAGGCCACGCTGGGCGTAGAGCTCGCTCATGGAGAGGAGACCCATCTCCACATCGTTGCGGTCGTTGGCGGCATCGCGTCCACCGTCCACGGTCACGCTCTTCGGCGTGGTCCACGAAGTCTCGTACCACTTCGGATCGTCAGGGATTTCACCCTTTGAGATTCCGTCGGCGATGATGTAATCCCAAGTAGGTTGACAGAAACGCTCGATGAGGATGTTCTGATACTTGCCGAAGACGCGGGCGGCCTTGGCCGTTACGAGCCTGATAGAAGCTCCGCCTAAGGCCTGTGGATTCGCCACGAACTCGAAGGGCAGACAGCCGTAGTTAACGTCGCGCTGGAGCTCGGTGATGAATCCCTGGAACGTCTGGTTCGGGCGTCGGCTTTCCTGCATCTCGAGCTTCTCATTGGGCTCGAGTACGAGCAGCTTGCCGCCGGCCTGCTCGACGATGCCGGAGTAGCATCGGTCGCCGCCACCAAGTTCGGCTGCCATGTTGTCGTCGATGAAGCCGCCAGATTTGTTCAACACTCGGGTCACCTCTGACTGGTCCTTGACTGCCCTGGTCTCGGCTTGGAGGATCTCGTCGATATCGGTCAGGCTATTGACCGAGTGTTGAAGCAAGGGCGTACCACGCGCGGCGCTCGACGACGTGAAGTCGACGATGTGCATCATGGAATTGGCGAGCACCTGTCGGCTGGAGTTGTTGGAGCGGTAGACCCAATAGGCCACGACCTCGCCGAAGTCTCCGAACTCGACGCCGTCCCAGACCCGCTCGGGGCGGTCACGGTCGGCAGGGTCGCCCACGCGGTGGGCTTCGATGAGCTGAATCTTCGCCTCGTCCCGGGCGTTGCGGACCTTGGCCACGAACATATCTCCGTCTCGGATGAGCGACCGTACGGCGATACCCTGCGCCTGGTAGAACGACAGGCGGTTCGTCACGTCGATGCGCTTACCTTTCTCGGCGAAGTATTCCTCGTAAGCCCGGGCGGCCTCGGGGGTGCTCGCGTGGGACTGCGGCTTGATGCCGTCTCCCGACGTATAAAGCACCATGTCATTCAGGATGGCGTTGTAGAGTCCGTAGTTGCGTTCGGCATGGCGGCACTTCTTCACCATGATGTTCCGATCGCGGGAAGACATCTCGCGGCGCGCGTCCACGTTGGCGCCCATGTAAAGGATTTGACGGCCGTTGCTTTGCGTCACGCTTTCCCAGCGCGGGCCCTGGGGATAGCCTCCGCCACCGTTTGCCATGGCCTGAGCCTGAGGCATGCCGGCGGCTCCCTTGAGGAGTTTCTTCGGCGCCTTGGCGGCGGTCTTAGGGGTGGTCTTCTTCAGAGACTTAGAGGCCATAGTTAGAGTCGTTGTTTCGGTTGTCGTAACGGACGTTGATCACGTTGCGTCGACGACCATATTTCTGGGGGTCCAGCAAAGACAGCGCCCCCATAGCCTCGGACAACATTTCCTTGGGGGGAAGGGCGAAGGATTTCGTGGCCGAGCTCGACGAGTCGGCGTACGACATAAGCACCTTGCCGCTCGTAATCATCTCGACGGCCTTGGTCTTGATGGCGAGCAGTTCGTCTTCCGACAGTCCGATGAACAGTCCTTGCATAAATCTGCGGGGCTAGGCAACGGAGGGGAGAAGCGGCCCCGGTCCTATGCCTCCGCCGGCGCACACTCCGACGATGCTCCGTGACCGCTTCTCTTGCCTTCATGTTGACCCTTCTCCTTCGTTTTGCAAGTTGTCAGCCGTTGCCTCCCGACCGACAACCCCCCAACGCACGGCGACCAATAGGGCGAGAATCTCGCAGTCGAGGGCGTGATTGTCCTTCTTGCCCTGGGGCATGATCCATGTCGCCTTGCCCGTCCGGCGGTCTCGCACGCGCACCTCGGAGTTAAGCTGCTCGACGTAGGACGGGTCGGCATCACGGGCGAATGTGAAAACTTTCCTAGCCCGGAGCCCGTGCAGGAGATCCTTGGCAGGGACGTT